TTATAACGTCACTCCGCCTTTTAGTGGATTCAGAGCGACGGCATTTTGCAGATAGTCAGGCGCAAGGTGCGCATAGGCCATCGTCTGCTGAATGCTCGCATGTCCCAGAATCTGTTGCAGTGCGATTATATTGCCCCCATTCATCATGAAATGGCTTGCGAATGTATGCCGCAGGATGTGGGTTGCCTGATTGGGTGGTATATCAGGTTTCACTCTGCGTAAAATCCCGCAAAATTTCTCATAATCAACTTTGAATAATTTGGCGCTGGCCTCCTCTTTAACTTTTTTCTCCAGTTCCTCAGAAATCGGCACGGTTCGCTTTTTACCGTTTTTGGTTTTCAGGAAGGTAACCCTGCAATTTGTAATCTGTGCTGGTTTTAGCGTGGCAACTTCCGTCCATCTTCCTCCAGTGCTCAGACATAAAAGCGCGACAAGTAAGTCATCACCAGCCAAAACATTTAACAGTTTTTCGATTTCTGCTTTTTCCAGGAACGTCATTTCAGGGTTGGCCTCCGCCAGTGGCGGCAGTCCGTGAATTGGGTGTTGCCCAGAAAATTCATCCAATTGAATTAATTTTGTGAACATGCCGGATAATCGGTACATGTCACGGTTTATCGTTGCGGCACTGATACCATCACGTAGTCGCATGGAACGATAATCCATCAAAGCCCTTTTGCTCATCCTGCTCACTGGTATATCACCTATGCCGCTGATGGTTTTGAGTAGATGATTAAACTCTTTTGTTCCATGCTCGTGGTTTTGCCCGTGATATTTCCACCAGATGTCCAGCAACTCACTCAAAGTCCGGCGGTCTGCTCGCTGGCCTCCCCATTCTTTCTGACTGGCATTGGCGATTGTGTATCGCTCAAATGCTAGTGCTTCAGCTTTTCTTTCGAATTTCCTGCGGATGCGTTTTCCGTCGCGACCGCGAGGTCTAATGTCCACTTCATAGCGACCATCATCGAGCTTCTTAATTGCCATAAGAAAGCCCTCCGGCGCTGTATTCACCATCTTGGTAGCAAATGGTGAAAATGTAATCTTTATATAGAGTTAGCCAATCCTTTTTGCGGAGTGGTTGGACTCTGTTGACTCTGGCCCAATGTGCGCGAGAGCCGGTGCGATTTGTCCTGCGTCCGGCGCGGTTTTATCTGTCATAAGCCATAGAGCATATTTTTGGAATGTGGGATGCATAGTGATTTTTAGCAAAGCTGTGCCACCGGGTTCAAAGTTTCCTCCTTCATATTTTTTAAGTGTGCTTAGCGGTAACTCTATGATTTCACAGAATTTTGATTGGCTTAGCCCTTCAGCCTCACGCAAGGCCTTAATCTTTTCGCTTAATTTCATTTGACATGGTGCCTATATAGGGACTAAATTCCCTCAAAACTGGAACCTATATAGGTTCCATTGATTTGAGAATAAACCAGCGTCTAAACGGTTTTGAGTGGTTTAGAAAGGGCTGGATCCTATGAGGGTACCATATATGGACGCTGAAAATTATGTGATTCAGTATCCGCTTGATGCGGTTCATGTGGATAAATTTGCTGATTTATTAGGGAAGCCAAAGACAGCCGTCAGTGAAATGGTGAAGGCAAATAAATTACCAATTATTGAATTGCGTGATCCTTGCAAACCGAAGGCTCGTGCCGGTGAAAAATGGGTTTTCATTCCTGAGTTTAATCGCGCTGTACGTGAGGCGTTTTATAACCGACCGGTTGAACAGCGTGATGCATGGCTTTTGTGGATGGGGTTGTGATTATGAATGAGCCGCGTTGTATTGCTCAGTTACTGCGTAACGAAAGCCCCAGGGCGATTGACTTCACCATCACCCACGGGAAGGGTCGCAAGGGAATCATTATCCGCACCAAAAAACAGAGTCCGTTAAAAAAGGCTCTGACCTTTCTGAAAAGCCGGAGGGTCTGGAAATGACAGTGATGACGCTCAATCTCGTTGAAAAACAGCCAGCAGCTATGCGCCGGATAATTGGTAAGCATCTGGCCGTCCCTCGCTGGCAGGAGACATGCGATTATTATAATCAGATGATGGAACGCGAACGGCTAACGGTTTGCTTCCATGCGCAGTTAAAACAGCGTCACGCAACGATGCGTTTTGAAGAAATGAACGACGTCGAACGTGAACGGCTGGTTTGTGCAATTGATGAACTGCGTGGGGCATTCTCAAAACGCCGTCAGGTCGGTGCAAGTGAGTATGCATATATTAGCTTTTTAACTGTCAGTCAGCGCCGTACTTTATTTATGCATGCGGGATTGACTGAAAAAGAATTCAACCAGCCATACTGGCGAATTAATGAAGAGTCATGTTACTGGCGTGATGCTTTATTCCGTGCGTTACGTGAATTATTCAGTCTGTTTGAGTATGCGCCGACAATTCTGACGTCGGTAAAACCAGAGCAATATCTGCATTAAGTAATTAACCAGAGTTTTTAACGCACTTAATCGTGCGGGGCTTCTTTTTGCCTGGAGAAAGTCATGCATACAGTTTCTGAAAATCAGTGCGGTAAATACGCATTACTGCTGCAACAGGCCAGAACCGAAGCACATGCCGACGCTGCGACGCGCTTTTCTTCTCATCTTGACGCCATGATTCGCCACATCACAAAGGCGGAGTTATCCCGCGTGGAGATAGTCGAGCTGCTCAGTCAGGAGTCGGAAAAATTTCACAATATCGGATTGTCTCGCGGGGAGGTGCTTTGATGTCCTGTTCTCATTCAGTTGTATTACTGAATAACGCCTTAAAAATCGCCGTTATGAAAAATGGCGATTTGTCTCTTATTCAACTTTGTCTTGATAAAGAAAAACGCGACATAACTGAATCTGTTATCGCGATTTATCAGAATGAATTAAACCTCTTGTCTGATGTGGTCAATTTACTTGTTAAACGCGCTGTATTCCACAAGCAAATTTCCTCAGTGGATGAACTGACAAAATTAACGACAGAACTTGCCAGTTATTGCGCTGATGTATCCAGGCAACTTAACGATAAAAGGAGCTGATAATGCCGGACAACGTAGATTTTATTCAGGAACAACAGGCTGAATTACTGGAGCGCCAGATTAACGCGGCAAGGGTAAAACATTGCGGTGCTTCTGCGCTGGTTTGCGAAGAGTGTGACGCGCCAATACCTGCTGCCCGTCGTGCGGCTTATCCGTCAGCCACGCGTTGTGTTTCCTGCCAGTCAGTCTTTGAAGCAAAAAACAAACATTACCGGAGAACGGCATGAGTATTCGTATTGAAATTGGCGAACGTTATGTCGTTACCAGTGACAGCTTTCAGTTTATTCTCCACGAGAAAAAGAGAGCGGAAAGCGGTAAAAACGTCGGTCAGGAATGGCTGGCGGTGGTTGGTTATTACCCGAAATTAAGCCAGCTCGTTTCCGGCCTGATGCATCACGATATTCTGACCGGAAGCGCAAAGTCTTTTGCTGATTTAAACGCGCAGGTTGAGCAACTCAGCAAGCGTTGTTCAGAGGCTTTTGGCTCATATGGCCGTTAAAGCCTCCGGGCGTTTTGTCCCTCCGTCAGCATTTGCCGCAGGCACCGGTGAGACGTTTACCGGTGCTTATGCATGGAACGCGCCACGCGAGGCCGTCGGGCGAGAAAGACCTCTTACACGTGACGAGATGCGTCAGGTGCAAGGTGTTTTATCCACGATTAACCGCCTGCCTTACTTTTTGCGCTCGCTGTTTACTTCACGCTATGACTACATCCGGAGCAATAAAAGTCCGGTACACGGGTTTTATTTCCTCACATCCACTTTTCAGCGTCGTTTATGGCCGCGTATTGAGCGTGTGAATCAGCGCCATGAAATGAACACCGACGCGTCGTTGCTGTTTCTGGCAGAGCGTGACCACTATGCGCGCCTGCCAGGAATGAATGACAAGGAGCTGAAAAAGTTTGCCGCCCGTATCTCATCGCAGCTTTTCATGATGTATGAGGAACTCTGCGATGCCTGGGTGGATGCGCATGGCGAAAAAGAATCGCTGTTTACGGATGAGGCGCAGGCTCACCTGTATGGTCATGTTGCTGGCGCTGCACGTGCTTTCAATATTTCCCCTCTCTACTGGAAAAAATACCGTAAAGGACAGATGACCACGAGGCAGGCATATTCTGCCATTGCCCGCCTGTTTAACGATGAGTGGTGGATTAGTCAGCTTAAAGGCCAGCGTATGCGCTGGCATGAGGCGTTACTGATTGCTGTCGGGGAGGTCAATAAAGACCGTTCACCTTATGCCAGTAAACATGCCATTCGTGATGTGCGTGCGCGCCGCCAGGCAAATCTGGAATTTCTTAAATCGTGTGACCTTGAAAACAGGGAAACCGGCGAGCGCATCGACCTTATCAGTAAGGTGATGGGCAGTATTTCTAATCCTGAAATTCGCCGGATGGAGCTGATGAACACCATTGCCGGTATTGAGCGTTACGCCGCATCAGAGGGTGATGTGGGGATGTTTATCACGCTTACCGCGCCGTCAAAGTATCACCCGACACGTCAGGTTGGAAAAGGCGAAAATAAAACCGTCCAGCTTAATCACGGCTGGAATGATGAGGCATTTAATCCAAAGGATGCGCAGCGTTATCTCTGTCGTATCTGGAGCCTGATGCGCACGGCATTCAAGGATAATGATTTACAGGTCTACGGTTTGCGAGTCGTCGAGCCACACCACGACGGAACGCCGCACTGGCATATGATGCTTTTTTGTAATCCACGCCAGCGTAACCAGATTATCGAAATCATGCGTCGCTATGCGCTCAAAGAGGATGGCGACGAAAGAGGAGCCGCGCGAAACCGTTTTCAGGCAAAACACCTTAACCGGGGCGGTGCTGCGGGATATATCGCGAAATACATTTCAAAAAATATCGACGGCTATGCACTGGATGGTCAGCTCGATAACGATACCGGCAGACCGCTGAAAGATACTGCGGCGGCTGTTACCGCATGGGCGTCAACGTGGCGCATCCCGCAATTTAAAACGGTTGGCCTGCCGACAATGGGAGCTTACCGTGAGCTACGTAAATTGCCTCGCGGCGTCAGCATTGCTGATGAATTTGACGAACGCGTGGAGGCTGCACGCGCCGCCGCAGACAGTGGCGATTTTGCGCTGTATATCAGCGCGCAGGGCGGGGCAAATGTCCCGCGCGATTGTCAGACTGTCAGGGTCGCTCGTAGCCCGTCGGATGACGTTAACGAATACGAGGAAGAAGTCGAGAGAGTGGTCGGCATTTACGCGCCGCATCTCGGCGCGCGTCATATTCATATCACCAGAACGACGGACTGGCGCATTGTGCCGAAAGTTCCGGTCGTTGAGCCTTTGACTTTAAAAAGCGGCATCGCCGCGCCTCGGAGTCCTGTCAATAACTGTGGAAAGCTCACCGGCGGTAATACTTCGTTACCGGCTCCCTCGCCTTCTGAGCACGCCGCAGCAGTGCTTAATCTGGTTGATGACGGTGTTATCGAATGGAATGACCCGGAGGTCGTGAGGACGCTCAGGGGTGCATTAAAGCACGGCCTGAAAACACCAAATCGTCAGCAAAGAAACGGAAGCCCGTTAAAACCACATGAAATAGCACCGTCGGCCAGGCTGACCCGGTCGGAACGATTGCAAATTACCCGTATCCGCGTTGATCTCGCTCAGAACGGTATCAGGCCGCAACGATGGGAGCTTGAGGCGCTGGCGCGTGGCGCGACCGTAAATTATGACGGGAAACCTTTCACTTATCAGGTCGCTGATGATTGGCCGGGATTTTTGTTACCCATTTGAGTAAAAATACAGCGTGATTTTATATGTCTTTGAATGGATTATGCGAAGCACCTCTAAGGTAGATGAGGAGCAATAGCGTGTTGAATCAGAAGGCTAAATTGTATTGAATCGTTAGCATGTAATTGAAGGCAGCTATTTGATTCGAGTCATAAAAGAGCATCTATTTCGGTTAATAAAACCATTGCGAGTGACTTTATGTCGAAGCATAATTCATCTCGAGCGAAGTCTTGCTAGTCTTTCATCGGATTGATGACGGGCGCAAAAAAACCACCCTGGCAGGTGGTTTTTTTGTTTGAAGCATACTAAAGAAAAATACTTACATGGATATTACTGACGTTTACTGACAAACCACTCGGACTACCATATGGATAGCCAAAGAGGGCCAGAACGAGAATGCAGTAATAGCACTTCTTCATATCGCCTCCTGTAAGCAGAGGGCAATTTCCGCCGATATATGCGCTTCTAAGGCGGAGTGACTATTGAGCGAAGTCTTGCCCTGAAATAATGCTCTGTTTAAACGCAAAGTGATCTGGCATATCACCGAACAGAGGACCTGAACAACACAATATATGGTATGTCGTTGTTTCTGGTTGCATTTTATGTTGTGTAATACTGGTTTTGCATCAAGGATGTTTGAGCTTTTTTTGATATAGCTCAAAGTAAAAAGCAGAGACTACGGATGATAAGGTCTTGAAAGCAATGTAAATTTTTTAAAGTTGTGAGTGGCTAGAAATGCACAGTTTCAATATGGCGGATTTAAACAAGTAATTAAAAATAGCGCCATAAATTCCAATAAAATCATTATGTTGCGTTTTCTGTGGAAGCTGCGGTGACTCTGAAATTTTCTTTTAGTGTCGCTGAGGTTTAACAACTCGCTGCGCAAGTAGTTAGTGTTTTTTTTAACTCAATGTTCTGATTTATAAGGTTTTTTATAAATCGTGGGCTGATTGCGCGTATTCATCTCGTGTTATCAGCAAAGATAAGCGCTATATGCAGAACTGAATGCATATATGATGTCGAAAATGTTATGGGAAAACGTGGATTAGTGTTATAGTAATGGCTGAAAAACAGCCTTGACATAAAATAACAACTGTGATATGGCTGTGCATACTTAACTTTTTTAACGTAGGAGGCAACCATGAGCTATGCAGCTAAAAAACTGCTTGACCGCTATTGGGATCGCCGACTACCTGTCGATCCGTTTAAGCTTGCTAAAGCGTGGGGTGCTCGTGTTGAAGCACTTGAGGAATCGGCTTATAACAACGATGGGTTAAGCGGTCTGGCTGTCATCAAAAAGGGTGTCCATAGGATTTATTTTGATTCTAGTGAACATTCTAATCGTCAACGTTTTACTGTTGCACACGAGTTAGGTCATCATGTGCTGGGGCATACCCAGGACGGAGAGTACCATCGGGATAATGTCGGGAATTATTCAACAGGTGCTCGTGATTACCGTGAGGTTGAAGCAAACAAGTTTGCTGCTGAGTTGTTAATGCCTGAGTCTGCTATACGTCAATTGGTATCCAGAGAAGGTATTGATAGCACTTTGAGATTAGCAAGCATCTTTAATGTATCAGAAGCCGCTATGCATTGGCGCTTAAAGAGCTTAGGAATGGCTTATTAATTAGCCTTTAACTTTTAACCTGTTTAAAATCACCTTTACGTTTGTATATGTAAGGGTGATTTTTTTATGGCTGATATTGATTTATCTGGACAGTCCCCAGAGCAAGGAACCACTCCTAAGGGCGATTTAGATCCTGATATCCTTATAAGGCGAGATAGACGGGATGGTATAGAGCGTAGAAGTATGCGATTAGTGCTCTCTGCCGTTGTGCTTTGTTTTGCTTGTACATTTCTATGGCAGGGGCTTAACTTTGCTTTGGCTGTTGGAAATGGCTTGCTGGAAGCGAAAAGCAGTATTGCCACAGCGATAACACAAAAAGTAGATGCACAAACTTGTGTTTCAGCAGAAAAATGTTCTGCTTTATCTGCGGATCCGAAGATGGCTGATGAGAGGATAACACCATCTTCAGACACTAATAAAGTTAGAAAATCTATTTCTGGTTTATCCACCGATTGGTTATCGGCCAGTTCTCTAATAGCTATTGTTGCATTCATCCTTGGTGTGGGTTTAACTTTGCTTTTGACTCTTCTTAAATCAGCATTTCAACACCCGACAGATAAAGACTTTAGAACAAAGTCGACATCTAATACTATTGAGTTGGCCACGCCAATCAGTGAATTAATAATTGGTGTTCTGAATATAATTAAAGACAAACTATCTAAGTAAAGCATTAGTTGTGATTTTTTATTGGTTTTAGTGATAATACATCTCCAGTACTTATTGTTACTGGAGAGTATTTTTAGTCGTTTTATATTTTTAATGTTAGTGAATGATATTCACGAGAGTTCACGTTCGATGTGATGTAATCGGGGGCGTTAACACCAAGAATCGCAACGAGCAATCGGCAAATTAAAGCCTGCATTTGTTGTAATATGTCATCTCCATATTGATAATTGTTAATAGTGGTAAAGCCAAGTGGTTGACCATGAAACATAGCTTCATGAAAGTTTTCATTGCGGATGTTTGTAATGTTTTTTTTGCCTGTAACCCATGATGGTCGTGGTATGCCATAAGTTTTGCAGATCCACTTCAAGCGCCTGGAGTGATTTAGAGTCTTTTCTGTACACTTGTTCTTTTCTGCCCATGTTAAAGCAAAGCAACTATCCAGTGCCATATAAAGATACTGGAATTTTTCGAAGCTAAGGTATTGTGGGTTTTGGGATAAAAATAGTGCATGCACTATTGCTGCGATATTTATTGGTGCGTGTTTGGTTTTTTTCTCGCTAGACATGTATTTGAGTGCTAATTCTATAACCTCTTTTTCAGAGCACTTGACCAGAATAAAGTCAGTTAATTTGCTGGGTTTTATTGGGGTTGCGTCTAAAAAACCGGCATCAGTAGTTGTTAATCTTATCCCTTTGAAAAAAGACAGACACCACACAGCAAAATTGAGAGTTTCTAGTGAAGATGTATTTTTTAATTTTAGTGAGTGTGTTTTGGGTAAGCCAAATACTCGTTGGCTAAAAGGCATTGTGGATATGCCTCCATTGAGGTTATATACTTCTTGGTTTCCTGGGTATATCCAACCGTTAATAACATTTCTGTGATTGTTTATAAGATTTGTTTTTTCCGCTAGACCGGGTAAAGTAAGTAAAGAAAAATCATCAGTTTCAACGTTAACTTCTACTGGATAGTATCCAAACTCAGCTTCAATATCATTGGATTGCTGTTCGTCAACTTTACCTTGCATACATTGCTCCGGTCAAAAATAGGCTAGATAATTCTCGTAAGCCTATCATGTTCGCAAAGTATCCATACCTGTGGATTTTGTAAATTTAAGTTGATTTGTCATTAAATAAGCCGTGCATGCAACAAGTGAATGTTTTTGCATGCGTCGGGGATGCCCGTTCCGGCTGCTTGCGGTCAGAGCTGGTGCGGATCCATAGTATCTAAGCAACTGCATTAAAACCGCCCTATGAAGCGGGCGGGCGAGGCGGGGAAAGCACTGCGCGCTGACAGTGGTGCTGATTGTATTTTTTCAGCGTCTCAGCGCGTCGTGACGGCGCTTAGTCTGCCCGTTGAGGCGTTGGTGTGTCTGCGGGGTGTTTTGTACGGTGGTGAGCGTGTGAGGGCGTGATGACGGGGTGTAAAAAAGCCGCCCGCAGGCGGCGATGTTCAGCCGTTGTCAGTGTCCAGTGAGTAGTTTTTAAAGCGGATGACCTCCTGACCGAGCCAGCCGTTTATCTCGCGGATCCTGTCCTGTAGCGGGATAAGCTCATTGCGGACAAAGACCTTTGCCACTTTCTCAATATCTCCCAGTGACCCGACGTTCTCCGGCTTGCCGCCCATCAACTGAAAGGGGATGCGGTGCGCGTCCAGCAGGTCAGCGGCGCTGGCTTTTTTGATATTAAAAAAATCGTCCTTCGTCGCCACTTCACTGAGGGGGATAATTTTAATGCCGTCGGCTTTCCCCTGTGGGGCATAGAGAAACAGGTTTTTAAAGTTGTTGCGGCCTTTCGACTTGACCATGTTTTCGCGAAGCATTTCGATATCGTTGCGATCCTGCACGGCATCGGTGACGTACATGATGTATCCGGCATGAGCGCCATTTTCGTAATACTTTCGGCGGAACAGCGTGGCCGACTCATTCAGCCAGGCAGAATTAAGGGCGCTGAGATATTCCGGCAGGCCGTACAACTCCTGATTAATATCCGGCTCCAGCAGGTGAAACACGGAGCCGGGCGTGAAGGCTGTCGGCTCGTTGAAGGACGGCACCCACCAGTAAACATCCTCCTCCACGCCACGGCGGGTATATTTTGCCGGTGAGGTTTCCAGTCTGATGACCTTACCGGTGGTGCTGTAACGCTTTTCCAGAAACGCATTACCGAACACCAGAAAATCCAGCACAAAGCGGCTGAAATCCTGTTGCGAAAGCCACGGATGCGGGATAAATGTCGAGGCCAGAATATTGCGTTTAACGTAAATCGGTGAGCTGTGATGCACGGCAGCACGCAGGCTTTTCGCCAGACCGGTAAAGCTGACCGGCGGCTCATACCATCTGCCGTTACTGATGCACTCGACGTAATCCAGAATGTCACGGCGGTCGAGTACCGGCACCGGCTCACCAAAGGTGAAAGCCTCCATTTTCGGGGCGCTGGCGGTCATTTTTTTTGCCTCAGGTTGCGGTGTTTTCCCTTTTTTCTTGCTCATCAGTAAAACTCCAGAATGGTGGATGTCAGCGGAGTGCTGATACCGGCGGTGAGTGGCTCATTTAACAGGGCGTGCATGGTTGCCCAGGCGAGGTCGGCGTGGCTGGCTTCCTCGCTGCGGCTGGCCTCATAGGTGGCGCTGCGTCCGCTGCTGGTCATGGTCTTGCGGATAGCCATAAACGAGCTGGTGATGTCGGTGGCGCTGACGTCATATTCCAGACAGCCACGGCGGATAACGTCTTTTGCCTTGAGCACCATTGCGGTTTTCATTTCCGGCGTGTAGCGGATATCGCGCGCGGCGGGATAGAACGAGCGCACGAGCTGGAACACGCCGACACCGAGGCCGGTGGCATCAATACCGATGTATTCGACGTTGTATTTTTCGGTGAGTTTGCGGATGGATTCCGCCTGAGTGGCAAAGTCCATGCCTTTCCACTGGTGACGCTCAAGTATTCTGAATTTGCCACCGGCCACCACCGGCGGTGCCAGCACCACGCATCCGGCGCTGTCGCCACGGTGTGACGGGTCGTAACCAATCCATACCGGGCGGGAGCCGAACGGATTCGCGGCAAACGGCGCATAGTCTTCCCATTCTTCCAGCGTGTCGACCATGCAGCGTTGCAGCTCCTCGAACGGGAACACCGACGCCTTGTCGTCAACAAATTCACACATGAACAGGTTTTTAAAATCGTCGGCGCTGTTTTCACGTTTGAGCTGCTCAATGTCGAACAGCGTGCAGCCACCTTTCAGGGCGTCCTCAATGGTGACAATCTGCCGCCACTGGCCGTCCGCACAGAGAAGCCCACCGGCAAGGGCGTTATGACTGACGTCGATTTCCACGCGTTCGGCGGCGCTGGCGCGTCCCCGGTTGAACAGTTCACCCGACCAGAACGGGTAGGCGTCGTGCGCCAGCGTGGACGGGGTGGAGAAATAGGTCGAACGCAGGTGACTCTGTGAGGCCATACCTGATGCCACCTTACGCAGTACCTGAAAATTCGGGATCCAGAAAATCTCGTCGACGTACAGGTCGCCGTTATGGCTCTGTGCGGTGTTGGAGTTGGTGCCGAGAAAAATTAGTTTTGCGCCGTTATTGCCCAGGACAATCGGGTCACCGGTCAGGTCAACGTCAACCAGCCGGGCAAAGGCGATGATGTATTCGCGGAACACATACGCCTGCGTTTTACTGGCCGACAGAAAAATCTGGTTATGACCGGTTTTCAGGGCGCGCAGCAGCGCCTCGCGGGAAAAATAAAACGTCGCGCCAATCTGGCGGGATTTCAGGATATCGCGGATGCGGTGCTCAAGCCCGGCGCGATACCAGTGCAACTGATATTCGAAAGACTGCTCAAAGAAAATCTGCTCCAGCTTTTCGATGGCCTCGTCACTGAAAAAATTCTTTTTCGGTTTGCGACGCCCGCCTTTGTTGCGGTTAGCGACGTTCGGATTAAGGTCTGCCTCGTTGCCGGTCTGACTGTAACGGTTGACCCGTGCCAGTCGTTCAATCTGGCGTCCGAGCAGGTCAATTTCCTTGAAGTCACCGCCGGTTTTCTGCGGTTTGATGATGAGCTGGGTCAGCCGCGCTTCCAGACTCATTTCGACACGGCTGATGGGGGCAACGCTGTCCCAGCCGTCGCGCTGTTTCCAGCTCTGCACCGTCGGGCGTTTCATCTGCAACATGGCGGCAATCTGCGGCACGGAAAATCCCTGCCAGTACAGCAGCGCCGCCTGACGACGCGGGTCGTGTAAAAGAGTGGTGTCTGTGGTGATGGTCATGAATACCTCGCCGTGATGAATACACGGCAAGGCTACTGAGTCGCGCCCCGCGATTCGCTAAGGTGCTGTTGTGTCAGTGATAAGCCATCCGGGACTGATGGCGGAGGATGCGCATCGTCAGGAAACTGATGCCGACATGTGACTCCTCTAATCACTATTCAGGACTCCTGACAATGGCAAAAAAAGTCTCAAAATTCTTTCGTATCGGCGTTGAGGGTGACACCTGTGACGGGCGTGTCATCAGTGCGCAGGATATTCAGGAAATGGCCGAAACCTTTGACCCGCGAGTCTATGGTTGCCGCATTAACCTGGAACATCTGCGCGGCATCCTGCCTGACGGCATTTTTAAACGTTATGGCGATGTGGTCGAACTGAAGGCCGAAAAGATTGATGACGATTCGGCGCTGAAAGGCAAATGGGCGCTGTTTGCGAAAATCACCCCGACCGATGACCTTATCGCGATGAACAAGGCCGCGCAGAAGGTCTACACCTCAATGGAAATTCAGCCGAACTTTGCCAACACCGGCAAATGTTATCTGGTGGGGCTGGCCGTCACCGATGACCCGGCAAGCCTCGGTACGGAATACCTGGAATTCTGCCGCACGGCAAAACACAACCCCCTGAACCGCTTCAAATTAAGCCCTGAAAACCTGATTTCAGTGGCAACGCCTGTTGAGCTGGAATTTGAAGACCTGCCTGAAACCGTGTTCACCGCCCTGACCGAAAAGGTGAAATCCATTTTTGGCCGCAAACAGGCCAGCGATGACGCCCGTCTGAATGACGTGCATGAAGCGGTGACCGCTGTCGCTGAGCATGTGCAGGAAAAACTGAGCGCCACTGAGCAGCGCCTTGCTGAGATGGAAACCGCCTTTTCCGCACTTAAGCAGGAGGTGACTGACAGGGCGGATGAAACCAGTCAGGCATTCACCCGCCTGAAAAACAGTCTCGACCACACCGAAAGTCTGACCCAGCAGCGCCGCAGTAAAGCCACCGGCGGTGGCGGTGACGCCCTGATGACGAACTGCTGACCGGTGTCAGTCAGTCCGGGAAAACCTTCACGATTAACCCTTAATTTCAGGAAAAACTATGCGCCAGGAAACCCGCTTTAAATTTAATGCCTACCTGTCCCGTGTTGCCGAACTGAACGGCATCGACGCCGGTGATGTGTCGAAAAAATTCACCGTTGAACCGTCGGTCACCCAGACCCTGATGAACACCATGCAGGAGTCCTCTGACTTTCTGACCCGCATCAACATTGTGCCGGTCAGCGAAATGAAAGGGGAAAAAATTGGTATTGGTGTCACCGGCTCCATCGCCAGCACCACCGACACCGCCGGTGGCACCGAGCGTCAGCCGAAGGACTTCTCGAAGCTGGCGTCAAACAAGTACGAATGCGACCAGATTAACTTCGATTTTTATATCCGCTACAAAACGCTGGACCTGTGGGCGCGTTATCAGGATTTCCAGCTCCGTGTCCGTAACGCCATTATCAAACGCCAGTCCCTTGATTTCATCATGGCCGGTTTTAACGGCGTGAAGCGTGCCGAAACCTCTGACCGCAGCAGTAACCCGATGCTGCAGGATGTGGCGGTCGGCTGGCTGCAGAAATACCGCAATGAAGCCCCGGCGCGCGTGATGAGCAAGGTCACTGACGAGGAAGGTCACACCACCTCTGAGGTTATCCGCGTGGGTAAGGGCGGTGATTATGCCAGCCTTGATGCGCTGGTGATGGATGCGACCAACAACCTGATTGAACCGTGGTATCAGGAAGACCCTGACCTTGTGGTGATTGTGGGGCGTCAGCTACTGGCGGACAAGTATTTCCCCATCGTCAACAAGGAGCAGGACAACAGCGAAATGCTGGCCGCTGACGTCATCATCAGCCAGAAACGCATCGGTAACCTGCCGGCGGTACGCGTCCCGTACTTCCCGGCGGATGCGATGCTCATCACAAAGCTGGAAAACCTGTCCATCTACTACATGGATGACAGCCATCGCCGCGTGATTGAGGAAAACCCGAAACTCGACCGCGTGGAGAACTACGAGTCAATGAACATTGATTACGTGGTGGAAGACTACGCCGCCGGTTGTCTGGTGGAAAAAATTAAGGTCGGTGATTTCTCCACACCGGCTAAAGCGACCGCAGAGCCGGGAGCGTAACCGATGACGAGTCCCGCACAGCGCCACATGATGCGGGTCTCGGCAGCGATGACCGCGCAGCGGGAAGCCGCCCCGCTGCGACATGCAACTGTCTATGAGCAGATGCTGGTTAAGCTCGCCGCAGACCAGCGCACACTGAAAGCGATTTATTCAAAAGAGCTGAAGGCCGCGAAAAAACGCGAACTGCTGCCGTTCTGGTTGCCGTGGGTGAACGGCGTGCTGGAGCAGGGCAAAGGTGCACAGGATGACATTCTGATGACGGTCATGCTGTGGCGTCTGGATACCGGCGATATTGCCGGTGCGCTGGAGATTGCCCGTTATGCCCTGAAGTACGGTCTGACCATGCCGGGTAAACACCGCCGTACCCCGCCGTACATGTTCACCGAGGAGGTGGCGCTTGCGGCCATGCGCGCTCACGCTGCCGGTGAGTCTGTGGATACCCGCCTGCTGACGGAGACCCTCGAACTGACCGCCACGGCTGACATGCCTGATGAAGTGCGCGCAAAGCTGCACAAAATCACCGGTCTGTTTCTGCGTGACGATGGTGATGCCGCCGGTGCGCTGGCGCACCTGCAACGTGCGACACAGCTCGACTGTCAGGCAGGCGTCAAAAAAGAGATTGAACGACTGGAGCGGGAGCTGAAACCGAAGCCGGAGCCGCAGCCAAAAGCGGCCACCCGTACCCCGCGTAAGACCCGGAGCGTGACACCGGCAAAACGTGGACGCCCGAAAAAGAAAGCCAGTTAACAACCGAATGCGCCCCGCGCCAGGGCGGCACGCCGGTCAGTGAGAGTGAATCACCTGACACTGTACCGGCGTCCACCGCCCGACTTTTCAGAGGTAGTCATGATGACGCTGATTATTCCGCGAAAGGAGGCTCCCGTGTCCGGTGAGGGTACGGTGGTTATCCCGCAACCGGCAGGCGACGAGCCGGTGATTAAAAACACGTTCTTTTTTCCCGATATCGACCCGAAGCGCGTCCGGGAACGTATGCGCCTTGAGCAGACCGTCGCCCCCGCCCGTCTGCGTGAGGCCATCAAGTCAGGCATGGCTGAAACGAATGCGGAGCTGTACGAGTACCGCGAACAGAAAATTGCCGCCGGTTTTACGCGTCTGGCGGACGTTCCGGCGGACGACATCGACGGTGAAAGTATCAAAGTTTTTTACTACGAGCGCGCCGTGTGTGCGATGGCGACCGCGTCGCTTTATGAGCGTTACCGCGGCGTGGATGCCAGTGCGAAAGGAGACAAGAAGGCCGACAGCATTGACAGCACCATTGATGAGCTGTGGCGGGATATGCGCTGGGCAGTGGCGCGCATCCAGGACAAGCCGCGCTGCATCGTGAGTCAAATCTGATGAAGACCTTTGCGCTACAGGGCGACACGCTCGACGCCATTTGTGTCCGGTATTACGGGCGCACTGAGGGCGTGGTTGAGACCGTGCTCGCCGCAAATCCGGGACTGGCTGAACTGGGGGCGGTGCTGCCGCACGGCACCGCCGTCGAACTGCCCGACGTTCAGACCGCGCCCGTGGCTGAAACTGTCAATCTGTGGGAGTAACGCATGACAGCAGAAGAAAAAAGCGTCCTGTCGCTTTTCATGATTGGGGTGCTGATTGTTGTCGGCAAGGTGCTTGCCGGTGGTGAACCCATCACCCCGCGTCTTTTTATCGGGCGCATGTTGCTCGGTGGTTTTGTCTCGATGGTTGCCGGTGTTGTTCTGGTGCAGTTCCCTGACCTGTCACTGCCTGCGGTGTGCGGCATCGGCTCCATGCTGGGTATCGCCGGTTATCAGGTGATTGAGATTGCCATTCAGCGCCGCTTTAAGGGCAGGGGGAAACAGTAATGCCGGTAATTAACACGCATCAGAATATCGCCGCCTTTCTCGACATGCTGGCCGTGTCCGAAGGGACGGCGAATCATCCGCTGACGAAAAACCGGGGCTATGACGTGATAGTCACCGGACTGGACGGGAAGCCGGAAATTTTCACTGATTACAGTGACCACCCGTTCGCGCATGGCCGACCGGCGAAGGTGTTTAACCGTCGCGGTGAAAAATCCACGGCCTCCGGTCGCTATCAGCAGCTTTACCTGTTCTGGCCGCATTACCGCAAACAGCTTGCCCTGCCGGATTTCAGTCCGCTGTCACAGGACAGACTTGCCATTCAGTTGATCCGCGAACGCGGTGCACTGGATGACATCCGGGCGGGGCGCATTGAGCGCGCCATTTCACGCTGTCGCAATATCTGGGCGTCCCTGCCGGGTGCCGGTTACGGTCAGCGTGAGCATTCACTGGAAAAACTGGTCACCGTCTGGCGTACCGCTGGCGGTGTACCGGCTTAAACGGAGTAAACACCATGAAGAAATTATCCCTTTCACTGATGCTGAATGTGTCGCTGGCGCTGATGCTGGCACTGTCCCTGATTTACCCGCAGAGCGTGGCCGTCAGTTTTGTCGCCACCTGGGCGATTCTGGCGACGGTTATCTGTGTGGTTGCCGGTGGTGTCGGTGTGTATGCCACTGAGTATGTACTGGAACGCTACGGGCGGGAGCTGCCGCCGGAATCGCTGGCCGTGAAGATTGTCACGTCGCTGTTTTTGCAGCCGGTGACGTGGTGCAGACGGGCGGTGGGTCTGGTGGTGATGGTGGCGACGTTTATCTCGCTGGTCGCTGCCGGGTGGATTTTTACCGCACTGATTTATCTCGAGGCATCGCTGTTTTTCCGGCTGATACGTAAAGCCTGTCGTCAGCGTCTTGAGGGGCGGGAACTATGTCAAAGCTGATGATTGTGCTGGTCGTGTTGTTATCGCTGGCGGTGACTGGTCTGTTTCTGGTGAAACACAAAAATGCCAGCCTGCGCGCCTCGCTGGACAGGGCGAATAACGTCGCCAGTGAACAGCAGACGACCATCACCGTGCTGAAAAATCAGCTCCATGTTGCCCTCACCAGGGCAGACAAAAACGAGCTGGCGCAGGTGGCACTGCGTCAGGAACTGGAGAACGCCGCGAAGCGTGAAGCACAGCGCGAGAAAACCATCACGAGGTTACTTAATGAAAACGAAGATTTTCGCCGCTGGTACGGTGCTGACCTGCCTGATGCTGTGCGCCGGTTGCACCAGCGCCCCGCCTGCACTGACGCCAGTGATTGTCGCCAACGCCTGCCCGAAAGTGAGCCTTTGCCCGATGCCGGACAGTGACCCGCAGACGAACGGCGATTTAAGTGCCGATATCCGGCAGCTTGAGAACGCGCTGGCACGCTGTGCCAGCCAGGTAAAAATGATTAAACACTGTCAGGACGAAAACGATGCTCAAACCCGACAGCCTGCGCAGGGCGCTGACTGATGCCGTCACGGTGCTGAAAACTAACCCCGATATGCTGCGGATATTCGTGGATAACGGGAGTATTGCCTCCACACTGGCGACGTCGCTGTCATTCGAAAAGCGTTACACGCTCAATGTCATTGTGACCGACTTTACCGGTGATTTTGACCTGCTCATCGTGCCGGTGCTGGCGTGGCTGCGGGAAAATCAGCCCGACATCATGACCACCGACGAAGGCCAGAAAAAGGGCTTCACGTTTTATGCAGACATCAACAATGACAGCAGCTTTGATATCAGCATCAGCCTGATGCTGACCGAGCGCACGCTGGTCAGTGAGGTGGACGGCGCGCTGCATGTGAAGAATATCCCGGAACCTCTGCCGCCGGAGCCGGTCACCCGCCCGATGGAGCTTTATATCAATGGCGAACTGGTGAGCAAGTGGGATGAATGAGTTTAAGCGTTTTGAAGACCGGCTGACCGGACTGACTGAATCGCTGTCACCGTCAGGGCGTCGGCGACTGAGTGCCGAACTGGCGAAACGCCTGCGGCAGAGTCAGCAGCGTCGGGTGATGGCACAGAAAGCTCCGGACGGCATACCCTACGCGCCACGCCAGCAGCAGAGCGCCAGAAAAAAGACTGGCCGTGTTAAGCGAAAAATGTTTGCGAAACTTATCACCAGTCGTTTTTTGCATATCCGCGCCAGCCCGGAACAGGCATCAATGGAGTTTTACGGCGGGAAGTCACCGAAAATCGCCAGTGTGCATCAGTTCGGTCTTTCGGAAGAAAACCGGAAAGACGGTAAGAAAATTGATTATCCGGCGCGTCCTCTGCTCGGCTTTACCGGTGAGGATGTGCAGATGATTGAAGAGATTATCCTGGCTCACCTCGACCGTTAGTTGTGCCATTCCCGACACCTCATCGTTACATTGCCGCCGGTATGACCCGGCGGCATCCTTCCCGTTATGAACACTCTCGCAAATATCCAGGAACTCGCGCGCGCACTGCGCAACATGATTCGTACCGGCCTTGTCGTCGAAACCAACCTTAAAGCCGGTCGCTGCCGTGTGCAGACCGGCGGCATGTGCACCGACTGGCTTCAGTGGCTGACCTGTCGTGCCGGGCGTTCGCGCACATGGTGGGCACCTTCCGTGGGGGAGCAGGTGCTGATTCTGGCCGTGGGCGGTGAACTTGACACGGCGTTTGTTCTGCCGGGGATTTATTCCGGCGATAACCCCGCGCCGTCTGCGTCGGCGGATGCCCTGCATATCCGTTTCCCTGACGGGGCGGTGATTGAGTATGAACCCGAAACCAGTGCACTTACGGTAAGCGGAATTAAAACGGCCAGCGTGACGGCTTCTGATTCTGTTACTGCCACGGTGCCGGTGGTCATGGTGAAAGCATCAACCCGCGTCACCCTGGACACACCGGAGGTGGTCTGCACCAACAGGCTGATTACCGGCACGCTGGAAGTGCAGAAGGGCGGGACGATGCGCGGCAACATTGAACACACCGGCGGTGAACTCTCATCAAACGGTAAGGTACTGCATACCCATAAACACCCCGGCGACAGCGGCGGCACAACCGGGAGCCCTCTATGACAGCGCGTTATCTCGGAATGAATCGCAGTGATGGCCTGACTGTCACTGACCTTGAGCATATCAGCCAGAGTATCGGCGATATCCTGCGCACACCGGTCGGCTCACGGGTGATGCGTCGTGATTACGGCTCGTTGCTGGCGTCAATGATTGACCAGCCGCAGACCCCGGCGCTTGAGTTGCAGATTAAGGTCGCCTGTTACATGGCCGTGCTGAAATGGGAACCCCGCGTCACCCTGTCATCCGTCACCACGGCGCGCAGTTTTGACGGGCGAATGACGGTCACGTTAACCGGTCAGCACAACGACACCGGCCAGCCACTTTCGTTAACCATCCCTGTGAGTTGAAACCATGCCGATTATCGACCTGAACCAGCTACCCGCACCGGATGTGGTCGAGGAGCTGGACTTTGAAACCATTCTTGCCGAACGCAAGGCGACACTGATTTCCCTTTACCCGGAAGACCAGCAGGAGGCGGTTGCCCGTACCCTGACGCTGGAATCCGAGCCTCTCGTCAAACTGCTGGAGGAAAATGCTTATCGTGAGCTTATCTGGCGTCAGCGTGTGAATGAGGCCGCACGGGCGGTAATGCTGGCCTGTGCCGCCGGTAATGACCTTGATGTGATTGGTGCCAATTACAACACCACGCGCCTGATTATCACCCCGGCAGATGATTCGACTATCCCGCCGACACCGGCAGTGATGGAGTCTGACACCGATTATCGTCTGCGTATTCAGCAGGCGTTTGAGGGCTTAAGCGTCGCCGGGTCGGTGGGAGCCTATCAGTATCATGGTCGCAGTGCTGACGGGCGTGTCGCGGATATCTCTGTCACCAGTCCGTCTCCGGCCTGCGTCACTATCTCCGTGCTGTCACGTGAAAATAACGGCGTCGCATCCGAAGACCTGCTGGCCGTGGTGCGTAACGCCCTTAATGGCGAGGACGTCAGGCCGGTGGCCGACCGCGTGACCGTGCAGTCTGCTGCCATCGTTGAATACCAGATAAACGCCACGCTTTACCTTTACCCTGGTCCCGAAAGCGAACCCATCCGCGCTGCTGCTGTGAAAAAACTGGAAGCGTACATCACGGCACAGCACCGGCTTGGGCGCGACATCCGTCTGTCTGCCATTTATGCCGCTTTGCATGTGGAAGGCGTGCAGCGTGTCGAACTGGCTGCACCGCTGGCCGATATCGTGCTTAACAGCACGCAGGCGTCTTTCTGTACCGAATACCGCGTCGTGACCGGAGGCTCGGATGAGTGATTCGCGACTGCTGCCGACCGGCTCATCACCGCTTGAAGTCGCCGCCGCAAAAGCCTGTGCGGAAATTGAAAAAACGCCGGTCAGTATTCGTGATCTGTGGAACCCGGATACCTGTCCGGCAAATCTGCTGCCGTGGCTGGCGTGGGCGTTTTCGGTCGACAGGTGGGATGAAAAGTGGCCGGAAGCGACAAAACGCGCCGTTATCCGCGATGCCTATTTCATCCACTGTCATAAAGGCACTATCGGCGCAATCCGGCGTGTGGTGGAGCCGCTCGGCTATCTCATCAACGTGACGGAGTGGTGGGAAAACAGTGACCCGCCCGGCACCTTCCGGCTCGATATTGGTGTACTGGAAAGTGGCATCACAGAGGCAATGTATCAGGAAATGGAACGGCTGATTGCTGATGCCAAACCTGCAAGCCGCCACCTTATTGGCCTGAACATTACCCGGGACATTCCCGGCTACCTGTTCGCCGGTGGTGTGGCTTACGACGGCGATGTAATTACGGTTTACCCCGGATAAGTGAGGAATAATGAGCACAAAATTCAAAACCGTTATCACCACTGCCGGTGCAGCAAAGCTTGCAGCGGCAACCGCACCGGGAGGGCGGAAGGTCAACATTACCACGATGGCCGTCGGGGATGGCGGTGGTAAATTGCCTGTCCCGGATGCCGGACAGACCGGGCTTATCCACGAAGTCTGGCGACATGCGCTGAACAAAATCAGTCAGGACAAACGAAACAGTAATTATATTATCGCAGAGCTGGTTATTCCGCCGGAGGTGGGCGGTTTCTGGATGCGTGAGCTTGGCCTGTACGATGATGCGGGAACGTTAATTGCCGTGGCGAACATGGCCGAAAGTTATAAGCCAGCTCTTGCCGAAGGCTCAGGGCGTTCGCAGACCTGCCGCATGGTCATCATCGTCAGCAGTGTGGCCTCAGTGGAGCTGACCATTGACACCACAACGGTGATGGCGACGCAGGATTACGTTGATGACAAAATTGCAGAACATGAACAGTCACGACGTCACCCTGACGCCTCGCTGATCGCAAAAGGTTTTACTCAGTTAAGCAGTGCGACCAACAGCACGTCTGAAACACTGGCTGCAACGCCGAAAGCGGTAAAGACCGCCTATGACCTTGCTAACGGGAAATATACTGCACAGGACGCCACCACCGCGCGAAAAGGCCTTGTTCAGCTCAGTAGTGCGACTAACAGCACGTCTGAAACGCTCGCCGCAACACCAAAAGCCGTTAAGACGGTAATGGATGAAACGAACAAGAAAGCGCCATTAAACAGCCCTGCACTGACCGGAACGCCAACGACGCCAACTGCGCGACAGGGAACGAATAATACTCAGATCGCAAACACGGCTTTCGTTATGGCCGCGATTGCCGCCCTTGTAGACTCGTCGCCTGACGCACTGAATACGCTGAACGAGCTGGCGGCGGCGCTGGGCAATGACCCGAATTTTGCTACCACCATGACTAATGCGCTTGCGAGTAAGCAACCGAAAGATGCCACTTTGACGGCGCTGGCGGGGCTTGCTACTGCGGCAGACAGGTTTCCGTATTTTACGGGGAATGATGTTGCCAGCCTGGCGACCCTGACAAAAGTCGGGCGGGATATTCTGGCTAAATCGACCGTTGCCGCCGTTATCGAATATCTCGGTTTGCAGGAAACGGTAAACAGGGCCAGGAACGCGGTGCAAAAGAATGGCGATATCTTGTCCGGCGGGATTACTTTTGAAAACGACTCAATCCTTGCCTGGATTCGAAATACTGACTGGGCGAAGATTGGATTTAAAAATGATGCCGATGGTGACGCTGATTCATACATGTGGTTTGAAACGGGGGATAACGGCAATGAATATTTCAAATGGAGAAGCCGCCAGAGTACCACAACAAAAGACCTGATGAAGCTGAAATGGGATGCACTAAATATTCTTGTTAATGCCGTCATTAATGGCTGTCTTGGAGTTGGTACGACGAATGCACTAGGTGGTAGCTCTATTGTCCTTGGTGATAATGATACCGGATTTAAACAGAATGGAGACGGTATTCTTGATGTTTATGCTAACAGTCAGCGTGTATTCCGTTTTCAGAATGGAGTGGCTATTGCTTTTAAAAATATTCAGGCAGGGGATAGTAAAAAGTTCTCGCTATCCAGCTCTAACACATCCACGAAGAATATTACCTTTAATTTATGGGGTGCTTCCAACCGTCCAGTGGTTGCAGAGTTAGGCGATGAGTCCGGATGGCATTTCTATAGCCAGCGAAATACAGATAACTCGGTAATATTTGCTGTTAATGGTCAGATGCAACCCAGCAATTGGGGGAATTTTGATTCCCGCTATGTGAAAGATGTTCGCCTGGGTACGCGAGTTGTTCAATTGATGGCGCGAGGTGGTCGTTATGAAAAAGCCGGACACACGATTACCGGATTAAGAATCATTGGTGAAGTAGATGGCGATGATGAAGCCATCTTCAGGCCGATACAAAAGTACATCAATGGCACATGGTATAACGTTGCGCAGGTGTAAGTTATGCAGCATTTAAAGAACATTAAGTCAGGTAATCCAAAAACAAAAGAACAATATCAGCTAACAAAGAATTTTGATGTTATCTGGTTATGGTCCGAAGACGGAAAAAACTGGTATGAGGAAGTGAAGAACTTTCAGCCAGACACAATAAAGATTGTTTACGATGAAAATAATATTATTGTCGCCATCACCAGAGATGCTTCAACGCTTAATCCTGAAGGTTTTAGCGTTGTTGAGGTTCCTGATATTACCTCCAATCGACGTGCTGACGACTCAGGTAAATGGATGTTTAAGGATGGTGCTGTGGTTAAACGGATTTATACGGCAGATGAACAGCAACAACAGGCAGAATCACAAAAGGCCGCGTTACTTTCCGAAGCGGAAAGCGTTATTCAGCCACTGGAACGCGCTGTCAGGCTGAATATGGCGACGGATGAGGAACGTGCACGACTGGAGTCATGGGAACGCTACAGCGTTCTGGTCAGCCGTGTGGATCCTGCAAATCCTGAATGGCCGGAAATGCCGCAATAAGTTGTATGAGCTTACATACCTATAGCACAGAGTAAAGCCTAATCTGACAGTCCGCTCTGTGCCAAGAGCGGACGTTTATAACATTATGAATAATTTATGTTAAAAGCATGATTATGCCATTATAGTAGTCTCGCATTGAACTCTTCAATGCCACCATTCTTGTTGGAGCAATTTGTATGATATAATAGTAATCATTACACTTAGTTCTTAATGAGGGTTCATTGTCAAATCAAGTGAGTCAGGCAGTGAATCTCTTTGTTCTTTGGTATAAACATGTAATTTAGCCTTAAAACCTAGAATATCACCTTCCATGGTTAAGAATCGCCCTTTCTCTGCAAAGAACATGGGATTAATATCTCTACGAACAACATCAGCAAACCAATTAGCTGATTTTGTGGCTTCCACTAACCAATTATGACATTCTTGAATCCATTGCTTATATTTTTCAACGTCTTCTTCATAATTAACATTCCAGCCACCAGTTTTATAAAATTTATCTGGATAATAAGTGTCTTCATAAAGTTTAGAATGTTCCATGAAAGTTTGGGCGGCTATGTTAAGGGTTATGGAAAATGTTTCAGTGGCTCTTCGCAGTTCATCAAACTCATTAGGCCATATAGCGGAAATGACTTTTTGCCGAAATTCAAATATATCATCGGGTAAATTTTTAGGCCACTTAGGATCTGATGATAATGCAAAGCTAGTCCAATTCTGCCAATTTTCTAAACGACAATATTTTACTGCGGAGTCAATTATTGAAGTTACTGAAACTTGCTTGGCTAGAAAAAATTTATCTTCAACTCTACTAAGAGTTTCAGAAACCCATAACTCATGTGCTGACTTAACGTTATAGAGTTTTTCGGCTGGCCAATCTTCTACATTTCTATCAATTTCCGTATGATGGTTTGGGCAAAGGAGAATAAGATTGTGATAACTATTTCTTTCATCCAGAGTTAAATTCGATTTTCCTCGAGCCGCATCTTCCTTCTCTCCAATAATATGTGCCTGTTCCCCCAGTGTAAATGCGGAATTAACGGAGTTCTTATCCTGTGTCAACTCTCTCCTACAAATTGCACATCGATTTCCGGAACGGCCCCACAACAATTTGATGTCTTTTTGATTTATTGCCATATTAAATATTCCCTTTGGGTGAGTTAAACCCAATATTATAGTTTTTATATAAACAAAAAAAGTAGTTTGCCAGAAATTATCATAAAAAAGATGCCTAAAGCCATCTTTCATTAAGTAATCAGAAAGTCCAAAGGTTGATATTTTCCCCTGGGGATTTTGTCAGGCCTAACCTGAAGGCATTCAATACCCACTCGTTCTGCATCCTGATTAGCTGCCATTTGGCCGATATATTGGTTCGTTAAAACCTCATCAACGACGAGAAAAGGGGCAAACATCCGCTTCTTGCTCAAACAGGCGGTCAGATTTGACAGAATTTTGGTTACGTAATTTGTCAGTTGGAAACTGAGAGAGTATAAATCAAGGCAGGCGGGCGGATTGCCCGCCTTTTCTTTATCTGTTGTTTCATCCACTGACCAGCCAGGTCAAATAGCGTCTCATGCACTACCCAACAGAAAATAGTTGCACCCATTAACCACGGAGTTAAACGGATGAGTGACTATCATCACGGCGTGCAGGTGCTGGAGATTAACGACGGCACCCGCGTCATTTCCACCGTATCCACTGCCATTGTCGGCATGGTCTGTACGGCCAGCGATGCAGATGCGGAAACCTTCCCCCTCAATAAACCGGTGCTGATTACCAATGTGCAGAGCGCAATTGCAAAGGCCGGTAAAAAAGGCACGCTGGCGGCGTCGCTGCAGGCCATCGCTGACCAGTCAAAACCGGTCACCGTTGTCGTGCGTGTGGAAGACGGCACCGGCGACGACGAAGAAACGAAACTCGCGCAGACCGTTTCCAATATCATCGGCACCACTGACGAAAACGGTCAGTATACCGGACTGAAAGCCCTGCTGGCGGCAGAGTCGGTAACCGGTGTTAAACCGCGTATTCTCGGTGTGCCGGGACTGGACACCAAAGAGGTGGCTGTTGCACTGGCATCAGTCTGCCAGAAGCTGCGCGCTTTCGGGTATATCAGCGCATGGGGCTGTAAAACCATTTCCGAGGTGAAAGCCTACCGCCAGAATTTCAGTCAGCGTGAGCTGATGGTCATCTGGCCGGATTTCCTCGCATGGGATACGGTCACCAGTACCATCGCCACCGCGTATGCCACCGCCCGTGCGCTGGGTCTGCGTGCCAGAATCGACCAGGAGCAGGGCTGGCATAAAACGCTGTCCAACGTCGGGGTAAACGGTGTTACCGGCATCAGCGCGTCCGTATTCTGGGATTTGCAGGAGTCCGGTACCGATGCTGACCTGCTTAACGAGTCTGGCGTCACAACGCTGATTCGACGCGACGGTTTCCGATTCTGGGGTAACCGTACCTGCTCTGATGACCCGCTGTTCCTCTTTGAAAACTACACCCGCACCGCGCAGGTGCTGGCCGACACGATGGCTGAGGCGCACATGTGGGCGGTGGACAAGCCCATCACCGCAACGCTGATTCGCGACATCGTTGACGGCATCAATGCCAAATTCCGTGAGCTGAAAACAAACGGCTATATCGTGGATGCGACCTGCTGGTTCAGCGAAGAATCCAACGATGCGGAAACCCTTAAGGCCGGAAAACTGTATATCGACTACGACTATACCCCGGTGCCTCCTCTTGAAAACCTGACCCTGCGCCAGCGTATTACCGATAAATACCTGGCAAATCTGGTCACCTCGGTTAACAGCAATTAAGGAGCCTGACCGATGGCAATGCCGCGCAAACTCAAGTTAATGAACGTCTTTCTGAACGGCTACAGCTATCAGGGCGTTGCAAAGTCCGTCACGCTGCCAAAACTGACCCGTAAGCTCGAAAACTATCGCGGTGCGGGGATGAACGGCAGCGCACCGGTAGACCTCGGCCTTGATGACGATGCGCTGTCAATGGAGTGGTCGCTCGGGGGCTTCCCGGATTCGGTTATCTGGGAGCTTTACGCCGCAACCGGTGTGGATGCCGTGCCGATTCGTTTTGCTGGCTCTTACCAGCGTGACGATACCGGCGAAACGGTGGCCGTCGAAGTGGTCATGCGTGGTCGTCAGAAAGAAATCGACACCGGCGAGGGTAAACAGGGAGAAGACACCGAGTCGAAAATCTCCGTGGTCTGTACCTATTTCCGGCTGACGATGGACGGTAAGGAGCTGGTCGAAATTGACACCATCAACATGATTGAGAAGGTGAACGGCGTCGACCGGCTGGAGCTACACCGCCGCAATATCGGCCTGTGATTTTCATCCGGTCAGCCTGGCTGACCGGTTAACCCCGATTCATAAGTGAGAAAACCATGAACAAAGAAAATGTGATTACCCTGGACAATCCGGTCAAGCGTGGTGAGCAGGTTATCGAACAGGTCACGCTGATGAAACCCAGTGCCGGGACGCTGCGCGGTGTCAGTCTGGCTGCGGTCGCAAACTCCGAAGTCGATGCACTGATTAAAGTGCTGCCGCGCATGACTGCACCGATGCTGACCGAGCAGGAAGTCGCCGCGCTGGAACTGCCTGACCTTGTGGCGCTGGCCGGTAAGGTGGTCGGTTTTTTGTCGCCGAACTCGGTGCAGTGACGTTTCCGAAAAATCTGTCGGTCGATGACCTGATGGCGGATGTGGCAGTGATATTTCACTGGCCGCCATCAGAACTGTATCTCATGAGCCTGACCGAACTCATCACATGGCGCGAAAAGGCGCTCCGGCGAAGCGGAAACACGAATGAGTAACAATGTAAAATTACAGGTATTGCTCAGGGCTGTTGACCAGGCATCCCGCCCGTTTAAATCCATCCGCACAGCGAGTAAGTCGCTGTCGGGGGATATCCGGGAAACACAAAAATCACTGCGCGAGCTGAACGGTCACGCATCCCGTATTGAGGGATTTCGCAAGACCAGCGCACAGCTTGCCGTGACTGGTCATGCACTTGAAAAGGCACGGCAGGAAGCCGAAGCCCTTGCCACACAGTTTAAAAACACTGAACGTCCGACCCGTGCTCAGGCGAAAGTGCTGGAATCCGCAAAGCGTGCGGCGGAGGACTTACAGGCGAAATATAACCGCCTGACAGATTCCATTAAACGCCAGCAGCGGGAACTGGCCGCTGTGGGAATTAATACCCGCAATCTTGCACATGATGAGCAGGGACTGAAAAACCGTATCAGTGAAACCACCGCACAGCTTAACCGTCAGCGCGACGCACTGGCACGTGTCAGTGCACAACAGGCAAAACTTAACGCAGTCAAACAGCGTTATCAGGCCGGAAAAGAACTGGCAGGAAATATGGCCTCAGTGGGCGCTGCCGGTGTGGGGATTGCTGCTGCGGGAACGATGGCCGGAGTTAAGCTGCTGATGCCCGGTTATGAGTTTGCGCAGAAAAACTCAGAATTGCAGGCTGTGCTCGGTGTGGCAAAAGACTCCGCCGAAATGGCTGCACTACGCAAGCAGGCGCGCCAGCTCGGTGACAATACCGCCGCCTCAGCGGATGATGCGGCCGGTGCACAGATAATCATCGCGAAAGCGGGTGGGGATGTTGATGCCATTCAGGCGGCAACGCCGGTCACGCTGAATATGGCGCTGGCGAACCGCCGCACGATGGAAGAAAACGCCGCCCTGCTGATGGGGATGAAATCCGCCTTTCAGCTTTCAAACGATAAGGTCGCTCATATCGGGGATGTTCTCTCCATGACGATGAACAAAACCGCCGCCGATTTTGACGGCATGAGCGATGCGCTGACCTATGCCGCACCTGTGGCAAAAAATGCCGGTGTCAGCATTGAAGAAACCGCCGCAATGGTCGGGGCACTGCATGATGCAAAAATCACAGGCTCAATGGCGGGGACGGGAAGCCGTGCCGTGTTAAGTCGCCTGCAGGCACCAACGGGAAAAGCATGGGATGCACTCAAAGAGCTTGGCGTGAAAACCTCAGACAGTAAGGGGAATACCCGACCAGTATTTACCATTCTGAAAGAAATGCAGGCCAGTTTTGAGAAAAACCGGCTCGGTACTGCCCAGCAGGCCGAATACATGAAAACCATTTTCGGGGAGGAGGCCAGCTCATCCGCCGCTGTGCTGATGACTGCCGCCTCAACCGGAAAGCTGGACAAACTGACCGCTGCGTTTAAAGCCTCAGACGGGAAGACCGCAGAGCTGGTAAATATCATGCAGGACAATCTCGGCGGTGACTTTAAGGAGTTTCAGTCCGCTTATGAGGCGGTGGGGACTGACCTGTTTGACCAGCAGGAAGGCGCACTGCGTAAGCTCACGCAGACGGCCACAAAGTATGTGTTAAAACTCGACGGCTGGATACAGAAAAACAAATCACTGGCGTCAACCATTGGCCTCATTGTCGGTGGCGCGCTGGCGCTTACTGGCATCATCGGTGCCATTGGTCTTGTAGCCTGGCCGGTTATCACCGGCATCAATGCCATCATCGCGGCAGCAGGCGCAATGGGGGCAATCTTCACGACGGTTGGCAGTGCTGTTATGACCGCCATCGGGGCGATTAGCTGGCCGGTTGTGGCCGTGGTGGCCGCCATTGTCGCCGGGGCGTTGCTTATCCGTAAATACTGGGAGCCTGTCAGCGCATTCTTTGGCGGTGTGATGGAAGGGCTGAAAGCGGCATTTGCGCCGGTGGGGGAACTGTTCACGCCACTTAAGCCGGTGTTTGACTGGCTGGGCGAAAAGTTACAGGCCGCGTGGCAGTGGTTTAAAAACCTGATTGCCCCGGTCAAAGCCACCCAGGACACCCTGAACCGTTGCCGTGATACTGGTGTCATGTTCGGGCAGGCACTGGCTGACGCGCTGATGCTGCCGCTTAATGCGTTCAACAAACTGCGCAGCGGAATTGACTGGGTACTGGAAAAACTCGGTGTTATCAACAAAGAGTCAGACACACTTGACCAGACCGCCGCCAGAACTCAAGCCGCCACGTATGGCAACGGTGGTTATATTCCGGCGACCAGCTCTTATGCAGGCTATCAGGCTTATCAGCCGGTTACGGCACCGGCTGGCCGCTCTTATGTGGACCAGAGTAAAAACGAATATCACATCAGCCTGACGGGTGGTACTGCGCCGGGGACACAGCTTGACCGCCAGTTACAGGATGCGCTCGAAAAATACGAGCGGGATAAACGTGCGCGCGCCCGTGCCAGCATGATGCATGACGGTTAAGGAGGTGACGAAAAATGATGCTCGCGTTAGGTATGTTTGTTTTTATGCGCCAGACGCTGCCACACCAGACCATGCAGCGTGAATCTGATTATCGCTGGCCGTCAAATTCCCGTATCGGTAAACGGGATGCCTACCAGTTTCTCGGTGTTGGCGAGGAAAACATGACGCTTGCCGGTGTGCTTTATCCCGAACTGACCGGCGGAAAGCTGACGATGACCACGCTCAGGCTGATGGCAGAGGAAGGCCGGGCGTGGCCGTTGCTGGATGGCACCGGCATGATTTACGGCATGTATGTCATCAGCAGGGTGAGTGAAACAGGGAGTATTTTCTTTGCAGACGGCACACCCCGGAAAATTGATTTTACGCTGTCGCTCACCCGCGTTGATGAATCACTGGCCGCGCTTTATGGCGATATCGGTAAACAGGCGGAATCGCTCATCGGTAAAGCTGGCAGTATGGCGACCAGATTCACGGGTATGACGGGGGCGGGATAATGCTGGATGCGCTGACATTTGATGCAGGCAGTACGCTGACGCCGGATTACATGCTGATGCTCGACAGCAGGGATATTACCGGCAATATCAGCGACCGTCTGATGAGCATGACCCTGACGGATAACCGGGGCTTTGAGGCTGACCAGCTTGATATTGAACTGAACGATGCCGACGGGCAGGTCGGGCTGCCGGTTCGTGGCGCTGTCCTGACGGTGTATATCGGCTGGAAAGGTTTTGCCCTGGTATGCAAAGGGAAATTTACCGTTGATGAGGTTGAACACCGGGGCGCGCCGGATGTGGTTACCATCCGCGCCCGGAGTGCAGATTTTCGCGGGACGCTCAATTCCCGCCGTGAAGGCTCCTGGCATGACACCACGCTCGGTGCGATTGTTGAGGTGATAGCCTCCCGTAACAGGCTGGAAGCCAGTGTCGCGCCGTCACTGGCCGGAATTAAAATCCCGCACATCGACCAGTCGCAGGAGTCTGATGCAAAATTCCTGACCCGCCTTGCTGAACGCAACGGCGGTGAGGTGTCGGTAAAAATGGGAAAACTGTTGTTTCTCAAAGCGGGGCAGGGGGTGACGGCCAGCGGCAAAAAAATCCCGCAGATTACCATAACCCGCAGCGACGGCGACCGTCATCATTTTGCGATTGCTGACCGTGGAGCCTACACCGGCGTAACGGCAAAGTGGTTACACACCAAAGACCCGAAGCCGCAAAAGCAGAAGGTAAAACTGAAACGCAAAAAGAAAGAGAAACACCTGCGCGCACTGGAGCACCCCAAAGCGAAACCGGTCACGCAGAAGAAAGCGCCAAAAGTACCGGAAGCGCGCGAAGGTGAATACATGGCCGGTGAGGCTGACAACGTTTTTGCCCTGACCACGGTATATGCCACGAAAGCGCAGGCCATGCGCGCCGCTCAGGCGAAGTGGGATAAACTGCAACGGGGCGTTGCGGAGTTCTCCATCAGCCTGGCTACCGGTCGGGCAGATATTTACACGGAAACACCGGTCAAAGTGTCTGGCTTTAAGCGCGTCATAGACGAGCAGGACTGGACAATCACTAAGGTGACACATTTTCTGAATAATAGCGGCTTCACGACGTCCTTAGAGCTTGAGGTCAGGCTTTCTGATGTGGAGTATGAAACAGAAGATGATGAGTGATGTTTTTATTTTATCTGTTTGTTTTATAAGGATAAATTAACTAAAATAGCACCATCAACAAAACCGGAAGAGGTGCTCGCGATGTTTCATTGTCCTTTATGCCAGCATGCCGCACATGCGCGTACAAGTCGCTATATCACTGACACGACAAAAGAGCGTTATCACCAGTGCCAGAACGTGAATTGCAGCGCCACGTTCATCACTTATGAGTCGGTACAGCGTTACATCGTGAAGCCGGGAGAAGTCCACGCCGTGAAGCCGGGAGAAGTCCACGCCGTGAAGCCGGGAGAAGTCCACGCCGTGAGGCCGCACCCGTTGCCGTCAGGGCAGCAAATTATGTGGATGTGA